GTAGAGACGATTGCGAATCTTCACCCACCAGCTGGTGGTGGTCTGGATTTCTGCTTCCAACGGATCTGTGAGGTTCTTCATCTGCGCTTCCACTAGTTTTTGGACATCATCCAGGTCAATGGACTTGATGGCCGCTTCGGCTTCGCTTCTGGCAAAGTCTACGACGGCATTGGCGACGGCTTTCTTGATTTCTTCACGGTTCATAGTCATTTACCTCCCAAGATCAGTTGTTCATAATCAGTGACACCCCGGGCTACTGCTCTGGCCAAGGCATCCTGGTCATGGGCAAGGATATTTTCATCGCGGGGATTGGTAATGAAGGCCAGCTCGATCAGGACCGCTGGCATGTCTGTATTTGTGAGGACATACAGTCCGTTGACGCCGGGCGTAGCGATTTTTACGCCACGGTCGGTGGTTCCAAGGGCATCGACCAGCTCGCGCTGGATGCAGTTGGCCAGCATGCCGCCACGGTAACTGCCGGCGCAGGCCCAAGTTTCTGTGCCGTTGGCTTCTTCGGCTTCGGCGGCATTACAATGGATGGATACGAAGATGTTGGCATCACTGGTATTGGCAGCTTCGCAGATCTCCTCCAGGCTGTCGGACTGAAGCAGTTCTGTTTCTACTCCTGCAGCATTTAGATAGCTTGCAGCGGATTTACCAACGGCCAATGCTACATCACTCTCGCGTAGGCCCGTTTCTTCATTGACGGCACCTGGGTCGGGATGCCCGTTCGGCGCATGGCCGGGGTTCAGGAATACTTTCATTGCTTTTCTTCTCCTTTCTGATGAACAGCGGTTTTCACGGTCCCGCCGATGTAACCGAGCAAGCCAGAAGCGATGGACATGGCCAGCTCGTTGAGGGCATAAAAAATCGCCAAGATCAGTGCCATGACCAGCCCGATGACGACTATGCAATCAGGGATATTCACTTTTTCAAACATACTTACGCTACCACCTTAATCTGTAGTGTCACTTCTGCATTCGATTCCGAACGCTCTTTTAAATAAGTGTATAAAGTATCAGAAATTTTCCCAGACATTGTTGCCCCTAAATCTGTGTCTATATTATATGTCAAGTCTATGATTTCCTTGATCCCCGTTCCCGTTGTGACTTCAGCCTTACAGGCAGCATAGCGCTGTTCTTCTTTTACCAGGAATATCATCCCTTTATTATCCGCATCCTCGGCAACAACAATCCCTTCTATCTTAGGACTGTCTGGACTCTGCGCTAAGGTCATCAGCAGACTTCCTAAAAGGAACTGTGAGCCTTGTCCTTGCAGTGTAAGGTTCACAGTCGTAAAGGGACTGGTGGGAATCAAAACTGCATCCGTGGCACTGACAATCATGCCATCACTAATCGGCATAGACGCAGAAGCATATTGATGATTCGAACTGACAGTGCCCTGTTCTTTACCATTAACTGTGATTTTCCCGACGTAATAATCATTGTCTGCTTTTAGGGTAATATCGAGCATATTTTGATATTCTGTAGCATACACGGCATT